CATCGGCACGAACTTGAGGATGCCCGGGTCCTTCCAACCGGTGTCGATGAACCGTCCCGGGGAGTCCACGCAGGTCCAGAGGTTGGGGCGATGAACCGACCAGGAGTTGTTGACGCCCATCGTCACGATGCCGCGCTTGTCGAGCTGCGAGAGATCGTGGTCGGCCAGTGACGGGCCGGACAGGATGAGGAACGCTTGACGACCGCGATAGAAGTCGGACAGCGACACGCTGTCGAAGTCAGTGGTGTAGAGGCGCACGCCGCTCTTCGATGGACGTTTCAGGTGCAGGCCTGCCTGCAGCGCCGCGATGTCTCCGTCATGATCACGCATGCCACGTCCCTGTGATGTAGCGTCCTCGCGTCCTTGCCGACTCCACGCGGCCGACGCGCGAGATCCGATCGATCCACCAGTCCTGTGGACGAACGGTCGGATGCAGGTTCTCACCATCCACCGTGATCCGGCTTGGCCGGGTGGAGATCGAGAAGATGAAGTGGCCGCCCGGGCGACCAATGCGCTGCATCTCGGCGAGCGCCGGATCAACGTCCTCGGGCAGCAGATGCTCGAGCGCATCGAACGACGTGACGACGTCCGCGATGCCGCCGGCGAGCGGTACGCAGTGCATCGCCGCGGTGATGTCGGCCGCCTCGTTGGCGAAGTCGATCCCGAGGCCGTCGATTCCGCGGCGGCGGATTTGACGAATGAACGCGTTGTCGCCGCAGCCAAGGTCAACGACGAACCGCGGCTGCCACTCGATCACCGTGGCGTAGGCATGGCGGCCGTGATTGGTCGCGCCGTATCCATCGCGCTCGGTGGCGAGCCTGACATACTTCGCTCGCTCCGCCTCGCGCCGCCGTTCGATCGTGCTCGGATTGTCCCGGTGGCGGGGATCAGCCATACCACCACTCCGGTACGTCCATGTCACAGAGCACGATCGGGTTCAGGGCCTCGAAGACGAATCGCGTTTCGGCCTGGAACGTGCGTTCGGCCCGCAGTTCGACCACGACGTCCTCGGGAATCGGCTGCAGCATCGGAACGGCCGCCCGTCGTGGTGGACAGTTCTCCAGCGCGCCGGGGATCAGACATGCGGCGCCGTTGGCAAAGCCCTCGGTCCCGCCCGCCTGGGGGTGGATCACGGAGAGGTGCGCCTCGTATCGGTTGGATGCGAGTTTGGCAGGGTCGCCGTTGGACGCGAGCCAACCCTCGGCGGCTGATCCACCTGGCCGGACGTATTGCCCGAAGGTCGAACTGAATGGATCGCCGTCCAGGCGGACCTCCTCCCACTCGTAGAGCCATCCGAACGTGCGGCCGTCGATCAGTGTGGCGGACCCAAGCCGGGCGCCGATCCGATCGCGGTCCGCCGGCCCCATCTCGATCAGCGCGAGCAGTTCGCCGGTGCCCGGCTCCTTCCAGAGAATGCGGGCCGCGCCGGTGAAACCGCTTCGAAGGGCCTGCTCGTCCGGGAAGGTGTCGACGACGAGCACTCCCACGCCGACACCTTCCCGGACGAGCAGGCCCTTCGGGGAAGGTGTCGGCGTGGGAGTGCTCGTCGTCGATGACGTTGACCATCGCCGGAGTGACGCCTCGGATCACCGACCAGCCGATCTTGCCGGCCGCAATCGGCTCCCGGGCGACGACGAATCGACCGACGTACTCGTCGGTCGTGGTGACGGCAGCGCCGATGAGTGCCGCGCGTCGCTTGAACTCGTCGGTGTTACCCTCGGGACCCGGCTCAATGATGGGGCGGTCGATGCCGAGGATGCCGAAGCGAGGCAGGTCCGCTCCCGATTCATTGCGCACGAGAACGACATGCTCCTGCGCTCCGGGGAGCCCTGGGCCGGCGCCAGTGTCGGCGTCGATGCGTCGCGCGAGATGCGCCGCGTCCACGAACGCGTTGTACGCCCGCGCCGGGATGCGGAGCGGATCGCCGGTTCGGACCTTGCGCAGATCGCCAGTCATGTTCCGATCCCCAGGGCTGCGAAGTTGCCGGTGTCGTAGACGCGCTCGACGTATGCGGCGACGGGGCGCTTAACCAGGACCTGGGCCCCCTCATCCTCGACCTCTGCATACCGAACCCAGAGGTACTCCCAGCCCTTCTTGCTGATCCCGGTGATCGGTCCGACCGACAGACCGGTCACGTTGGGGCTGCCGGCGAAACGGAAGGTGATCTCCCAGTCGCCGACGCCTCGCTTCGAACCAGCCGCGCCGAGGAACAGACACTCGCCCGCAGCCAGGCCCTTGAACGCTCCGCTGTTGACGGTGCCGGTGAGGTCGAACAGCGTGCCCTTGTAGGCAGGCGTGACGACGGCGTCATCGAGATAGTGCGTCTCCGAGAATTGGTAGACAGGCACCGTGACATCCACGCCCTCGACGCCGTTGTCGGTGACGCCGATCGCGCCCTGGAAGTCCGGCGCCGTCTCGCCGGACGGGGCGTACGAGTTGATGGTCGCGCGGCTCTGCGTGATGTGCTGCGTCCCGCCGCCCGTATCGAACGCGAACGATGATTCCCCGGTCATCGGCGGGTCATTGCCTTCTGTGAGGCCGTAGCGGACCGATCCATCCCAGATGTCGTTGGCAAGCGGCTCGATCTGGATCGACTGGCGCGGGAGGTCGTCGTAGGTCGCGGGAGAGGCTGTCGCCAGCTCGCTCTTGGCCTCCAGGTCGTCACTCGTCCCGAAGACGACGTACCGCAGCTCGACGCTCGGATTGTCCCCGGCGACCGAGAGGCGGCTGTCGAACTTCTCTTCAACGACGACGGGCATGACAGTTGGGCGCTACGTGAACGCCAGACCTCCGTTCCGCGCGGCATCAACGAGCCGCTTCGTGTTGCGTGCGGTTTGTTCGGTGGCGGTGGCCGTCCGCTCCTGCGCGTCCGCTCCGCCGAGGAGCCCCTGCGCGGCGGCAGCGTTGAAGGTGCCGCGCACCGTGACACCGCGGGCGATCGTCTGACCGAGGCCGGCGATGCATTCCTCGAGTTCGTCGAGCAGGTCCTGCGGAGTTCCGCGCGCGCCTGGCCCCGAGTCCTCGTCGGCATCCTCGCGCTGACGACGAGCGCGTTCGATCGCCTCGTCCAGTTTGACTCGGGCCGCGTCGAGTTCGCGCTGTGTCTCTTCGATCTTGTCGTCGGTGGCTTGGCGCAGCTTCTCCTGCGCCTCCTCGAACTGCCGGCCGATCTCCGCAAGCGTGCCTTCGTTCAGTTCGGCCGATTCGTCCCGTTGGCGCTGCCGGCGACGTTCACGTTCGTCGAGCGCTCGCTGTCCCTCGGAATCGAGTTCCGCCAGGCGTGATTCGAGCTGGTCGTCGACCGCCTGCTTCGCCGCATCGACGTCCAGCGACGAATCGAAGAGTCCTTGGATCTCCAGAATCCGCTTGGCGACGAACGACGTTGCCGACTCCCATATCTTCTTGAAGCCGGTCGCGAACCGCGTCCAGGTCTTCGAGAGGAAGGCGGTCGTCTCGATCCAGGCGACCTCGAGCGCGTGCCACACGATCTGGGCCGCGGCGAGCGCCCCGAACCACATCCTCTGGGCGGTTGTGATGAAGAAGTTCCGCGCGGTGAGCCAGACGGAGTTGAGTGCCGCCACGCCCTTCTGCCAGATGAGCTTGAGTGAGAGCCACAGGATCTCCGCTGCGAGCGCGACGTCGCCGCCAGCGAGGGCATCGGTAATCCCCTGAACGACCTTCGTCGCGCGGTCTCGCAGCTTGCCGAACTGATCGCCCAGCCAATCGAGCGCGTCACCTGCCACTCCTGTCGAGACAAGCAGCGCCACGCCGAGCCCTACAACGGCGGCGACGACGAGTCCGATGGGAGACAGCAGGGCGCCAAGGACCGAGCCGATGACGCCGAGGGCTGCGCCGACACCGGCGACGATCGTGGCCAGCGATCCGAAGACGGCCCCGAGCCCGACGAGCGCCGCGCCGGCGACGACGAGGGCAATGCCGACACCCAGCACGATCGCGGTGACCTTCGCGATCGTCGCGATGAGCTCGCGGTTGCGGTTGACCACCTTTGTGATCCAGCCCGCGATCTTCGCCAGCGCGTCGGCCGCCCGGCGCACCGGCTGCTCGATCGCCTCGCCGATCGCGATCGCGATGCCTTCGGCCGCAGAGAGCAAGCGGCGGAACGCTCCGCCGATTCCCGCATCCATCTGGTCGGCGGTCTGAACCGCGATCCCTGCGGAACGCTGGATCTCATTCCGAAGCGTGTCGAAGGCCTGGCCTGACGAAGCCAGCTTGAGCGCCGCCGCCTGGCCGCGCCCGAACAACGACTCGAAGATGGCCAGACGCTCGGCCGAGCCGAGTCCCTTTGTTGCCTTCGCCAGATCGTTGATGATGTCGGCAAGCGGACGGAGGTTGCCTGAAGCATCGACGGCCTCGACACCGATCCGGCGGAGCTCGGCCTGCCGTGACTCGTTGGCGAGGTTCTTGTACGCCCGGGCCAAGGCGTTGCCTGCCAGGCTTCCCTTGATGCCGTTGTTGGCGAGGATCCCGATCGCGGCCGCCACGTCCTCGATGCTCTCACCCGCCTCGACCGCGAGCGGCGCGACGGGCTTGAACGCCTCGAACAGGTCCTCGAGCGTCTGAGCACTCTTGTTCGCCGTGGCCGTCAGCACATCCGAGATGCGTCCCATCTCCGTGGCGGGCAGGTTGAAGCCCCGGAGCGCAGCACCTGCGATCTCGGTCGCCCGCGGCAACTCGGTACTCGTCGCCCGGGCCAGCGCGAGCACCGCCTCGGTGCTGTCGAGGATCGCCTGGGGATCGAAGCCGGCCCGGCCAAGTTCGGTCATCGCCTCGGCGACTTGGCCAGCCGTGAACGACGTCGTTCGCCCGAGCCGCTTCGCCTCTTCACGGAGTGACTCGAACTGCTGCTCGGTTGCGCCCGTCACGGCGCGGACGACGCGCATGCGATCGTCGAAGCCAGCGAAGACACGCGTGGAGAGCGCGAAGCCGGCACCGACGCCGGCGCTGATCGCGGTCAGACGTGTGCCGATCGCCCGGACGCTGTTGCCGAACGTCTGGAGGCGACGCTGGGCCCGGCGAAGACCCGCCGTCAACCTGTCGCTGACGCCGAGTTCGACGAATGCCCGCCCGGCGCGGATGCCGCTGGTGTTCGGCACGGGTCATCCTCCGCTCGGGGCACGGACGCTGTTGCGCCAGACCGTGGGCAGGTTCGATCGTTCTTTCTCAAGAGCCGGACGCATGTACGGACGTGCGGCGATGCGAACCGTCCGCTTCTTCTGGCCGCGGCCACGTCGGCGGGACTGCACGACGGTTGGGCCGCCGATCTCGAGCACGTTGGGCACACGCGAGCGCCGGAAGCCGACGGGGCCGACCACGACCGACTCGGTGCGCCGGTCGTATCCGAAGAAGATGAAACGTCGCAGCAGGCCGGTGTGACTCGTCGGGGGCTGACCCGGGCGGCTGACCCGCTTTCGCTTGCGGATCGACGTGCGGGCTCGCTGCCGGATGAAGGCGCCCGCCTTCGACAGCGACCTGCGTCTGGCGTGATCAACGGCCCGGCGCACCTTCGGCCGGTCGAAGAACAGGCTCTTGATACGCATGTCGATCATCGGTCAGTCACCCGTTGCCCTGGTGCGATCGCTTCTTTCGGAAGCGTCTTGTCGATGAACACGGTCTTGAGCACGTCAACACCGACTTTGGTGGCCGACGCCGTTCGTGCAAACGGATCGAAGTCGCTGGGGCGCAACGCACGAGTCTTCTTGGGGTCACGCTGGGTGTTTGCGATCAGCGCCATGAGAGCGGAGTTGCGTGCCCACTCCGAGCGCTGTCGCCCGTCGGCCATCGCCAGCAGTTCACGAAGCGTCAAGGGGCCCGGATCGATCCCGATGATTCCGGCGCACTGCCAGATGAGTCTCCAGCACCCCCCGGAACATGGCCCGGCACGAGTGCCTGCTCCGCCATCCGTTCCAGCTCGCCGCTGTCGAGCTTCTCCTCGATCAGATCGCGCGCTTTGTCCATCACCCGGTTCGTCGCTTCCAGCACCCGCCCGAGGTTCGCGCGGTCCCTCGGGCTCGGGCAGAAAGACACGAGGTCCTCCAGCAGCGCGGTGGTCGCGTGCTCGATGGCGTCGCCGGCCATGGCCCGACCGAACTCCTCGTCGGTGACGGGTGGCTCGCGTTCGTCGGCCTGCGGCTTGCAGACGGCATAGATGATGTCGCAGAGCAGGATCGGGTCGCGGATCAGCTTCTCAATGAGCGTGCCTTCCACGATCTCCAGGAGATCGACGCCAACGAGATCACGCACACGCTTGACGGCGGCGACGTTGATCGACACGTTCCAGGAGCGGTCGGCGTTGTCCGTGAACGTCTTCATGGATCAACTGCCTCCGATCCAACTCGGGGGCGTCGTCGAGTACGTGACCTTCGCAGTGACGGAGACCATGATCGCCTCTTCGAGCGCTTCCGAACGCGAGAACGACGTGATCATGAAGTCCGCCTGGAGGCCCTCGCCGCTGTCGCCGTCGAGGATCTGAACGCCGATGATGCCGTTGCCGAGATAGGCGTCCTTGATGGCGTCGAACCCGGCGTCTCCGGTGTCCCAGACCATCTCGAACTCGACACTCGCCTCCTTGAGCGTCGCAACGATCGCGCGCCAGCCGTCGTTGCCGCGCGTGGTCACGTCGGCCTCGCCCGCTTCGAGCGACAGCGTGACGTCCTTCGTGTTGGTGAGCTCGAGCCACGAGCCGGCGCCGTCCTGGCCGCCGACCTTGTAGTTGAGCGTCGCTTCCATGCCGAGCTTGATGGCCACGGCTGTACCTCCTTACACCGTTCGCGTCGCGCCGGTGACCATGAGAAAGTCACCCAGGCCGTTGCTCTTGGCCTGGATGTGGGAGAGGTCGACCCCTTCGAGCGTGAACTGCTGGCCGCGGTCCATGGGGAGTTCGGTGACGCCGTCGCTGCAGAGGAGGACGGCGTTGTCGGCCGAGGGGTTGCGGATCGTGAAGGTGCCGACCAGTCGCTCCGCGGTGAGGGGCTGAAAGGTGGCGGGCAAGTTGATCCTACGGATGATTGGCGTGTTCACGAGCAACTCCTCACCGCTTCACCCGATAGGTCACGGTCAGCACGCTGGTCACCTGCCGATGCTGGTCCAGGTGCTCAGACGACACAACGGGGTCGTGATCGATCGCTACCCATGCCGCCTGCGGGTACTCCGTGAGTCGCTTCAGCCGCAGGTGATCGGCGATCTCCTCCGCCAGTACGAGCAGTTCATCCACGCGGTCGTCGTCATCGATCTTCTGCTGAATGCCGACATCCACGGCGCAGTCGAAGAACGAGTGCTGACGCGTGGCGTTTCGGATCTCGACCGACTTCGGCACCACGCTGACACGCAGCGTCTGCAGCTCGGGCAACTCGAACGATGGCTGGTGGAGCCGCTCGGCCGTGAAGTCCTCGATGAACGTGCCGGCGTTGAGTGATGTCGTGACGGCGTCGGCAATGTCAGTGATGACGCTCATACAGCCTCCGTAGCGACGTGCTTGGTGTGAATGCGGAGCGCCTTGCGGTACGGGTCGCTGTACCGGAACGGCGGCTCCGAGCCGGGCGCCATGACCTCGTAGACAAACGCCTGGTCGCCAACTGTCTCACGGATACGATCGCCAGCCTGCGGCAGTGCAACGGCGCTGTCGAGGATCAACTCGCCGGTCCGGATGAGGAAGTCGCGCGACTCGAGCCGCTGGATGCCGCCGAACTCATCAGCCTGTTCAAAGGTCGTCTGGCCGACCGTGGCGGCGACCTCGACGGACGATCCGTCACGCAGATACACGACGCTTCGCGTCATGTGGGCATGACGCTGGTCGTCGAGGAACTGCGCACCTTGTTCGAGGAAGTCGGCCATCGATTCTCGCTACTGGCTCAGCCGGACTCGGACCGTCGTCGCGTCATCGTCGGCCGCCAGCACGCTGCGCCCGATCTTCTTGTTGGTGCCGCCGCCGCTGTCCGCGGTGGCCTCGGTGTTGCCCGCGTCCCAGAAGACATCGAGCCCGGCACCGATCGCCGTGCCCACGCCGCTGGCCTTGGGGAACTCGAAGACGCCGGCGACATCGATCGAGCCGAGAGTGTTGGCGGCGATGTCGCGCTTGGCCACGCCGATGAGATCGTTGATGACGACCACGTCGCCGGCGCTGACAGCAGCGCCGGGGGTGTAGTCGATCGAATCGCCCTGTTGGATGAACGTTGCAGTCGCCATGGTTGGCTGCTCCTTCACGTGGTGAGGACCTCAGTTGGGAGCGTGGCTTACGCCTCGCCCTTCATCTTCACGCCGCCGCGCGGCTCCTGTTTGGCGACGCCGAAGTCGTGGTAGCCGCGCATCTGGATGCCGAGGTTGTTGAAGTCCGCGTCCGCGCTCTCGACGGTCGGTTGCTGCTGACCGTTGAGGAACGCCACCTCGATGACCGGCATGTCGGCGGGATCTGCGAGGATGTACCAGGCGAGGCCACTGGCGCCGGTGTACTTGGGGTTGCTCAGATAGCTGGACCGGACGGGGCGGAACTTGCCGGCGTGCGGGTTCGCGACGGGCGTCTTCTTGGTGGACGACGGATCGCGCAGCTCGGTCGAGTTCATGACCTGTGTCGCCGGGACGTAGAGGCCATTGGGCACGAGCAGAATGACCGGCGCAACCGCGAGCGGATGCCCGTCGGGGTCGGTCTGGTCGAGGAACATCGTCTCGGCCTGCGTCAGGGCGTCGATGCCCAGCGCCGTCCCCACGCCCTCGGCGTAGTTGCTGTTCCCAGCGGCGAAGAAGCCGGCGTTGTTCAGGAACTCCGCCCAGAAGACGTCGTTGAGCTTGAGGGCGCCGCCACGACCGAGACGTCGCGGCACCGCCGTCAGCGCATCGAGATCGTCATTGATCAGATCGCGTCGGTCGATGCCGAACATGCGCCCATAGGTCTTGGCCTGGTTGGTGTACGCCGTCTCGCCGACCGTGGCGTGCTTGAGTTCGCCGCCGGGCGCGATCTCCTCGTACACAAAGCCGCCGGTCAGCGAGTAGCTGCTGATCTGCTTGAAGTCACGGACCGAACGGAGTGCGGCGATGTCACGCCAGGTAGACTCGACCGCATCGAAGCCGGCGCGGAGGAACTTGTTCGCCACGTTCGAGAGGATCCCGGGCAGGGTCATCGTGCTGAAGCCCGACGCCTGCATGTCGTTGGTGAAGGCGAACTGGAGCAGCCCCTTGAGATCGCTGCGCCCGAAGCCGCGGTAGCCGTTGGCCTGGGCGAAGATCAGGAGGGTCTCGCAGAGGCCCAGACCATGACGGTATTCCCGGCTGGCTGCGTCGAGTGTGCGTTCGCTGAACTGAGCCTGCATCGTCTCGGGATCGAGTCCGCCGGCCATGCACAGCGCGGCCTCGATCATCGATCCTTCGATGCGCTCACTCTGTGGGCGCGGGCCACCGACGCCCTCATAGGTGCGGCCGAGACGCAGGAACTCGAGCTGCAGCTTCTCCGGCTTCCACCCCGCCGCGAGCGCTGCGTGCGCAAGACGGCCGAGGTCATCAGCCAGTTCGGGGCGCTGGGCCAGAACTTCGGCGGTCATCGCCTGAATCCGCTGGCGCCGCTCGGACTCCGCCCGGGCACGCGCGGTGATCTGGTCGATCTCCGCGGCGGGATCGCTGGCGGCGATGTTGCCGTTCTGGCGTTGCGGCGCGGGCTGAGTCGCCTCGATCGTGGTGTCGTCGTTCGCGGGCGCCGGATCCGTCGCCGTCGCATCCGCGTTGCCGGGGTTCTTGGGGGTGCGGTGGTCAGGCATGGCCTGCGTCTCCTTCTGGTGCTGTGCGGCGATTCGGGCCCGCGTCTGCTGGTCCGCGCCGAGATCGACGAAGCTGATTTCGTTGAGGGTGGTCTTGTGGGCGACGTAGATCGGACCGTTGAACTTCCGTCCGTTCACGGTCACGGCGACGTCTCGCTTGATGAACTCGAGTTCATCCACCGACGCGCCGATCGATGCCTGCCAGGGGAAGCCCTTCTTCCCGCTGGCGACGATCTCCTGTGCGGCCGCCGTGTCGCGCGACACGAGCCCATCGGCGACGAGCTGACCGTCCTCCACGGCAATGCGTTCGGTATGGCCCACGCCCTCGAAGGCCGAGTGCTGGAATCGGACCGGCCGTCGCTGCGTCGGAATCGACATTCCGTCGAGGTTCACGACGACCGGATACGAGAAGCCCAGCGTGCGGATCGGACCGCCGGTGTAGGCGATCATCGAGAACCGCGGCAGGCGGGGTTCGCCACTGTCCTCGGCGGCAGGCGCGGCCGCCTCGATGGCTACCTCACAGTCGATCGCGAGGATGTCGGGGACGTCAGTCTTCTGTGTCATCGTCCTCGTCCTTCATGCCAGCCGGCACGGCGTCGTTCGCGGGCTGAATGCCGAGCGTGGCCATGAGCTCGCGCTCCTTGGCGATCTGACGCAGCTCGGCTTCCCAGTCGAGACCCTGGCGCGCGTACTCACGCGCCAGCGACGTCGTCCGGCTCGTAAGCCGGGTCGCCTGCGCATTCGCTTCCTTCGCCGGATCGACGTGTTCGTTGCCGTCCCAGAACCACTGGTGCTTCCGGCAACGCATGTCGGCATCGCGGGTCCGCATCGATTGCGGGAGCAGACCCTCGACGAGCACGGCTTCATCCAGCCACGCTCCGAAGACGCGATCGAGCACGGTGCGCTCGATGTGCGCCTGCTCGATGCGGATGCTCTTGAAGTACGTCTGGTGATCGAGCCGCCCGGACGCGTAGTTGTAGCCCGACGAGTTGCCGGCTGCGACGTTGAACGGCATGCTCAGGCAGCGGGCGATCTCGTTGAGGATCTCGCGCTTGAACTCGCCGTATGTCGTCGCCGGCTGCTCGGCCTTGAGCTGCGCCATCTTCCAGCCGCCCGGCATCGTGAGCAGCATGCGCTGCTCGAGTTCGATCGCGTCCATCGGCTCGACGTCTTCGGCTTCACCGTTGGCGGGCGCATCGGTATAGAGCACGCCCGCGAAGTCGGCGGCGGTCTCGGCGGCCGCGATGACAGCCAGCGTGAAGCGGCGGAGCTGCGCGAACAGCGGCAGCGCCGGCGTGATGTCGGGGATCCCGCGGCTCTGGCCAGGTCGATCGGCCCGGAAGTAGTGGACGATCACGTCGGCAGAGATGCGGTCGTACTCGAGACCAGTCGTCCAGCGCAGGTCGCCAGGATGCTGCTTCAGGACGTGGTACTGGAGCGGGTTCCCGAAGTCGTCGAAGACGATGCCGTCGATGGCGCTGGGTTGATTCGTGCGGAGGTCCGGCGTTGCGACCTGGTCGGCCTCGATGAGGCGGTCGTCGAGTTGAACCGGGGAGGCATGCCGCGGATTGCGGGCCAGGAGGGCGAAGCTCTCTCCCGACTCGGCTCGCGCCATCCGCATCGTGCGGAGCTTGGCTGCCAGACTCACCGCGCACGCCCATTCGTTGAAGGCTGCCTCGATGCGGCGATCGGCGTCCGGATCACCGGTGAGCATCTGAAGTCGCGGCCCGGTGCCCACCACGTCATTGGCGAGCGTGCACACGATGCCGCGGGCGTAGCTGTTGTTGGCGACCTCGTAACGGGCGCGGTTGCGCAGGACGCGCCGCACTTCTGGGCTCGCGGCTGCGTCGGCGCTCAGTCCGTCCGCGTTCGCCCAATGGCGGCGGTTCCCGTCCGTGGTCGCCGCCGCGTCGTAGCGGGCGCGAAGAGGCCGCAGGGCAATGACCGGCGTGCCCGCATTGGCGGTGTCCGCAGCGTCGGGGACGCCGCTTTCGTGCCGCGAGCGAGCTGCCAGTGCATTGACGAGTCGAGTGAGCATCCGTGCTCGCGTCCTCAAACCGTTCCGTGCGGAATGGCGCGGGTCACCTTGATCCCGAGCCCCTTCTTCTTGACCGCACCCTTCGAGTTCAGGTAGCGGTCCGCCTCGATCTGGTCTGTCAGATCGTGCTGCTCGACGCTGCCGGCATCGCCTGAGGCCTTCTTCGGGCCCTCAGCGTTCTGGCGGATCTTGTCGTCGAGCGATTCGGGCACTGGTCTCTCCTACGGCACCGGTCAATGGACCGATCCGATGGCTGGTTGACGCTCACGGTGCCGTCGCTCACGCTGTGCGTAGGTCGCGACGGCTCTCGCGGGGTTGCGCCCCTCGAGATGTGCGACCCACGCCTCCTGGACCGCATCTGCCCGATCATCGCGCGGCGTCAGCCGCAGCTCGAGCGCGAGATGCTGGTCGTCGTTCGGCGGCGGAGCCAAGACGTCCATCCACCATGTACTGTCACGAGGGCGGACCAAATCGCTGCATATTCCCGCCGTCACCGCAGGTTGTTACGCATGTAGACATTCACCGCGAAGATTGTCACTCGGCCGACCGATCTCGATCGTCTGAGGGCGTGGATATGGCGCCGAGCAACTGCTCCGTCGTCGTCACGCGCCGACCGCAGTGCCGGCACTCCCGCCGCCTGACCAGCCGGCCACGAGCCGCCTTCCGGGTGTAGATCACACGGAAGTGTCCGCAGCCACACTTCGGGCACAGGATTCCTCGGTCCTCGGGCGGCTCCGGATTGGTGGCGCCGAGGACATCGGTCATCGCTTCGCCTCCTGGATCTCGGAGAGACGGAGTCTTCGCCGCGATTGCGGACGCCGTTCGCCACCAAACAGGCTCGCGCCCTGGATCGATGCCGCGACCGCGGCGCCGACCGTGCAGTCCAGCCAGTGGTTGTCGAGTCCACCTGCGCGGAGCTTCCATTCATCGACCGTTCGGCCGCGCCCCTCGGTCTTGACGCGGTACTCCGCCGTCAGATGGTCGGCCAGGAGCCGATGGTGCTCGGGCTTGTGCCCGAACAGTGACAGACAGCCGGGGTCACCGACCGGCACGCCGAGACGGGCCTGCACGAACGACTTCCAGAAGTTCGTGTCGAACAGCACGTGGCGGACGGCGCGCTTGCCCGCGACGTTCGGGACGCGCCAGTTGTGACCGACGCGATCACCTCGCTTGCGCTTGTACTCAGAGAACGGGATGCTCGACGCACCGACGTATCGCCCATGTGACGGCAACAGCACGCCCGCGAACGGCGACTGACGGCAGAACTGGTACACGACGTCGGTTGAGACGCCCCAGTTAGCGTCGATCAGGCAGCGATCGACGCGCACCATCGCGCCGTCATCGCGGCGCCACTCACGCCTGAGCTTCGCCTCAGCCAGCCGCTCGAGCCCGGCGTAGATCGCTCCCTCCTGGCCGGCGCGTGGCGCCGCCAGAGCGAGCGTGCGTCGGATGTCGCGCAGCGTAAAGTACGTACCGAGTGGCTGCTTCTGATCCGGCTCCGTGCCGTAGTCGATGACGTACCCTGTGAACTGATCCGTCCAGGCGGCGACCAGGTAGAACAGCACGCTCCCCTGAACGTCCACGAACATCGTCAAGTGCGAGCATTCGAGCGGGATCTCGCTGCGTTTGAGGCCGTTCGTCTTGCCGGCGATCTGATCCGCAGTCAGCAGGTCCTCATCCGGCTCGTCTTCGGGGAGCGGCTCGTTCTGGTACTCCGCCCAGAACGCACCCTCGTCCTGGAGCCTCAGGTTCATCGCGTGTTGCACCGCCGACAGCTCGTCGTGGTTGAAGCGCGCTGCCCATGCGATGGAGGCGCCATCATCCATCTCGGGCTGATTCGCGCCGTAGAACTCGGTCGCGCGCCGGATCCCCTCGTCGTTCCGGAGTCCGTCCGCGCGCAACTCGGCGTACTTGGTCCACAGGGCCTCGTTCGTCGGGAACGCATAGACCATCC